CAGTAAAGCGTTCTCTCTTCTATCGATATGTGATTGATGGATACCTCTTGTCTGTTGGCTAAGACCGAATGTAGTAAATTCTTCAGATAGCTCTAAATCACTTCTAGCTTGATCTTGTGCTATACTAGCTGCTACGAATGATCTAACACTCTGTACACCTGCTAAACCACTCTCTGCTGAAGCTGTCTTCTGTGATGCAAACTCTTGCCTAGCCTCTAGTGCTAACTTCTCGCGTTGCTGTTGGAACTTACTAGCCTCTTGTAGTGATTGAGCTTGTAGATTATTCTGACGATCCATAGCTTCACGCTCGGCTCTTTCAGCCTCTAGGTCTAATTGCTCTTGAGCTGCCTTATTCTGTGCTTTAGCTTGTTTGTCGGCTTGAACTACTGAGTATACACTAGTAGCTGCACCAACTGCTGCGACAATATATGGAACAGCTGCTGCTGCTGCGGGACCGCACATAAATTATCCTCCGTTAAAAATCATTTTTACAAATTGTTCTTCACTTGTATTAAAAACTACAGGATCTCCCTCCTGCTTAAATCCTAACCACTTCAACCATCTTAAAGCTCTTTTATGTTTAGTGTGTACGTAGTTATATACCTCACCACATCCTTCAGTAAAATAGTTGAACTCTTTCTTGGTTCTTTTGGTAAATTCTTTATAATGTTTCAGAAGATCCTTAGAGGACAGAAACCAGATAGTCTTTATATTGGTAATTCCGTATACACCTAGTATCTTACCAGTATCTAGTTCATAGTAACATCTACATACACACCCTTCATCCATAGATAATTTACAGCCTAAAGTTAATGTAACAGGTATATTATGATACCCCATATTATATAACTCAGTCTTATCATCATCCATTAAATCTAATAAGGATATTTCTGCAAAATCTTCCTCTGTGACATCTCTGATTCCTAGTTTAAATCCCATATTAAGGTGTCACCGTTCCTTCCTGTTGTATAGCAGCTATCCTTAAACCTAAATGATTATTAGATTGTATTTTAACTGCTATATCTTCTGCTCTTCCTCGTGCTAACAATAGTCTTCTACCTGATTCAGTATAAACTCTCTCTTGGTCTAGATTGGTTCCAATAGGAAGTTCCCCTAGAGGTATACCAAAGTCTGATCTAATAAATCTACTCTCTTCTGAACCTGTTCTTAGATTCTCTATAACTAGTTCAATTGGTCCTGAATCAATGTAAGATAACCAAGTCTTATCTAGGTATACCTTATCTGTAACTATTGGTTTATTTTGCTCATCTTTAGGTACTAATTGTGTTACCTCTAGATTAAACTCATACTGTAAGCCTAAGGAGTATCTATCTGTTTCAGCCATAATTATCTTACTTCCTTATAAGCACTACCACCACCTAATCTAACAGCTCTGTGGAATATACGAGCTCTTAATGGTGGATTACCTTGTTTTAATAAAATCTCTTCAAAGAAGCTATCGCCTACCCATCTAGGGTACATCTTAGTAAAATATAACCAATCATGCACCAGAGCAGCTATGATCCACATCGGGTCAGACTTTTGGTATAACCATCCGAAGATCTTAGGTATAGAAGCTCCATCAAACACAAAGCCTGCTGGTATGATGATACCACGGTAATTATAGTCCTTAACCAGTACCCATTTAGAGGTATTTGGTACAGGAGCTATCCATGGCATAGTCATCACGTGATCTTCTACACTAACTAACTCTATTGGTGCATTCAGGAGGTATTTACGATGTAAGTCTTCTTGTTTAAGAATTGGTCTAGGGATATCTAGTTCATAATAGTTTTCCATCTTTATTATACCTCCATATTATATTATAATTTTTCTACTTCATCAATGTAATGATCCCAAATAGCTGCATTCTTGACTGTACCCTCAGCTACCACTTGTTTTAACTGTTCAAGTGTTAGTATGAAGATGTCATCACCTTGAATCCATTTGGTTTCATTTCGACCATTTAGTTCCATCTCTCTGATTCTACCTGAGAAATTCTGTTCAGACGCTGGGTCAGCCCATATCTCATTACCATCGATCAAAACCGTGGTTTTACTCATATCTTCATCACGTAGATTCTTGAGCTTCTGGTGAGCTGCTTGCTTACCACCGTCTTCCCATAGTTCATCATCGGTTTTTAAACGCCATGTTCCGCTGTCTAGCTTGTAGTTAGACTTAGAGTTGGCTACGTGCTGACGATCGTCTGGGAAGGATACTTTGGTTAAGTTTGGTAGTGCATCAACAGCTTGATATTTACCATCTTTTTTAACTATACCTATTAACTGCTCTCTTATCTCATAAGAAGCATTGTATATTTTAACTATTTTATTATCTTCTGTTTTTAAATAATAATCCATTTATTTACCTCTTATGGTCCCGGGTCTAGACTTGTTATGATTTGTATATTTTGACCATCTACTGCAGGTGAACCGTTTAGACTAGCATTCAAGGAATTACCTGAGTAATCATTGAACTCGTTCGAGCTAGTCTCACTGTTTAAAGGTAGTAGACATACAGCGTTATCTTTAACATTGGCACCAGTCAACCATGGTTGTATAGGTGTACCATTATTATATAACTCCTCTCGTATATCCGCACCGCTATTCAGTATATAAGCAAAAGCTAAACTTCCCGGAAAGGCATCACCGTCGTCGTTATCACCCACGGTTGTTGAGATCCCTGTATTATTATAGAGAGTCGATTGAGCAGCTGTGGTTTCAGTACCATTATTAATAGATAGGTAGATAGTCCCACCTGTCATTCTACATGTAACCATGGTCCATGTATTTAGGGGTATTGTTGGTCCATTGATTACCGCAACACTAGAACCCGTAATACTTGTGACTGCTGTTAAAACGTTAGTAGTTTGATCGATTCTTAGTACAAAAGATCTTTGATTACCACTCGCTTGATATCTAGCAAATAAACAATCGTAGCTAGAACTAGAGGTATTGTAGACCCATATATTGTAAAGGAAGTCATCTGTTAGTATCAGCTGAGCACTACTACCAAGGTCAAGACTCTCAGTAGAACCATTAAACTCTACTGCTTGGCCTGTTGTAGACTTCTGGTCAGGCAAAGGTATCGCCGAAAGTCTTAAGGTGCCTGTTGTGGTGTTAGTTGTGGAATTAAATACTTTTATCTCGTCTATCTCATCTGCTGAATTAGTCCACCAAAAAGCATCAAACTCTTTTGTATTCTCACCAAAATTCATATCAGATAAGCATGGTCTATTTTCACCTGATTGAGGAAATATATACAAAGTTGAATATGAAACTTTATCATTTGATCCAACAATTTCAGCATATGTATTGCTTGTGCTTGAAGCGGTTGTTGAAGAGTTTTGACCTCTTAATAGCTGTCGATCATAATTAGATCCTGAATCGCCATTAAACTGAACTCTTATTCTACCGCCAGTACTTATTTCTCCTAAATACTCCAACTTATACATCAACACCTTATTACCCTCAAGTCCACTAAAGGTATGGCCAGCGGAAAAATCACCACTGACATCTACTTCTTTAATTAGTTTGAACGGTAGGTTAAAACGGTCTGCAACTGTGTTCGGGTTTTTCTTTTTGTAGAGGCGTGCGGTGCCAGTAGCAGAAGAGGCCGTCAATGTTGATAGCTCTATCTCATCAAGATTATCAACGGTATTGTCCCACCAGCCAGCATTCTCCCCCTGCTTTGTAGATCCTGAGCCATTCGAGCCGATTGAAATAGTGCAAAGCCTTTTTTGGCCTGTCTCTGCGTTTACTACAATAGTACCTTTATGTGCGCGCTGGTCATTGGCAAGCGTTCTTATTTCGTTATCATTATTATTTTGAGCACCAATTGAGCCGCCAACATTTCTTAATTGTTGAGTAGTATAGTTAACTCCTGTATCACCATTATATCTTAAGTATAACCACTCACTTGCAGTATATTCTAAATCAACATCAATTAAATATTGTTTATGACTATCACCGTCCAGATTTTGAAACTGTATAGGGGAAGTATTTAAATCCTGAGCAGTGACTGTAACCTCTTCAACCAACTCCCAGTTTTCAGTGTTAATACCTTTAGGTGTGGCGAATAGGGCTATGGTTGCGTCACTTAATCCAGAGAATTCACCTCTTACAGTAATCTCATCTAAATTATCTAATGTATCTTTCCAATAAAAGCTATATTTACCAATCCTTGTATTTGAGTTAGTAGTACCGCTGGATAATGCATCCACATATCTTTCATCACTTGAATCGCCTGTGATTTTAATGATTGCTAGAGTTGGGTAAGCTGAACGCCTCATCTCGTTTAAAACGATAGAATCCTCTGAGTCTCCAGCACTTGCGCTCGCCGAAGCTCCTGAGCCTACCATTCTATAACGCCTGTAATTTAAGCCAGTATCACCATTAAATTGTAAAGATAAATCGACATCAGCATCAGATACACCAAGACCAAAAACCATTAAAGTATAATCATAAGAATTACCGTCCAGATTAGATAGAGTCAATGGGCTTGTATTAAAGTTCCTACCTGTAAACGTCTTATAATAGATAGGCCTCTGAGGTAAACACGTTGCGAACTTATGAGGTATATTCATTTACTGCACCTCGAAGTCATTACCGCCTACATAAATCACAGTAATCTTAGTGTCACCAGCACTCTGATGTAGTTCAGTTATATTACTATTGTAGTTGAATTTATCCGAAGAATTCGTGAAAGTCCATGTACATCTACCAGCACCAGTCACCTTTAGTATACACTTGTCGCCAGCAGTTAAATTCGTGGAGTCCGTAATGTTTACAGTACCATCAGTCGCTGCTGAGTACTTATTGGTAACACTACATGACCCTGCACCTGAACCACTCTCGTCCCACTCGGAAGCTAAGATGGTCTCAGTGTCTGCATGTGTATATTCAGTAGTTTCACCGAAGATGTCTCCGCCTTGACCAGCTCCAACCTCTTGTTCTAACCCAGCGTCATCCAAGGAGTATAGCTTGTTGTCAGTCTTGAAGTATAGCTTATGTTTACCTGTAGCAGGAGTACTTGGTGTAGAAGCTTCCTCGTCTAACCCTAGGGACAAGATACCCTCAACGCGATCAGAGTCATCCACCACAATACCAGTGTTCTGCATGTCTTTATCTACACCATCAGCTTTCATGAGGGTATTATCTACCGTAGCACTTGTAGTCTGTAAGGTGTTATTAGCGTCAGCTGCTGCTGCTGCTGCACTAGCTGCTGCATTGGTTTCTGATACAGAGGCTGCTGCTGCACTATTAGATGCATTAGTTGCTGATGTTGAAGCTGCTGACTCACTAGCTGCTGCATTGGTTTCACTAGTAGATGCATTAGATGCGCTAGTAGCTGCATTGGTTTCTGAAGTTGCTGCATTAGTCTCTGAAGTACTAGCTGCATTCTCTGATGCTAAAGCTGCTGCTTCACTAGCTGCTGCTGCTGCTTCACTGGCTTCAGCTGCATCCGCCTCAAAAGAGAACTGATCAAACATACCAGATGTGAAGTAGTTTCTAACAGAGTCTCCACTAGATAAGTCTAGAGCTGTAGTACTCTCTTGTGCTCTAACAACTGTTAGGACGTTACCTGTTATCTCATTAACCCTAACGATCTCATAACGTTCGTCAGAATTCCTAACTAGAGTAACTATAGTCCAATCAGCAGGATCTGAAACATCAGGTAAACCAACAGCTGACACTACATTGACAGTGGTATCAATACTAGAAACAGTTGAAGCTATAATAAGCTTTACATTGTTTGAAGTTCTTAACATAGTTGTTTTATCCTTTTTATGTTAATGTTGCAGGTAGTGTATATGGGAATGCCTCATCAATCGTTGTTGCTGGGACTCCGCCTAAAGTATAACTACCAAGTATTGTATCATCGAACGTTAGGTCTACACCTGTTAAATAATCAGGCTTACCTAGCACGAGGTAGTAGTTACCACCTTGTTGATATCTGGAAATAAACGTGTATGCCACACCTGTAATACGATCTACTACAACGGGTGTAGCGTCATCTATCTCAGGGTATGCATATTGCTCTGCTGTGACAGGGATCACTATGGTATTCTCTTGTTCATCTGGTGTACCATTTAGTGTAACCTGTCGGTCAATATAAGGTCTTGTCGATTTGTATGGAGTAGTTTCTGCACCGAGAACCACTGGGGCTCTATCCGACAGGTTTATCTCCACAAGTACAGTATTAGGTGAACCTGCGATGAACTCTGTTCCTATTAGGTATAGCTTCCCGTTTAACGTTGTGCCTCCCAAAGGGTTGAACCAGAAGTTCCACTTAAGCCATGCTGACTGTACCTTCTCATTACCTTGCCAATAAAATTTATAAACTATTAGTTCATTACCTTCAGAACTATAATCTTCATTATTAATCAAGAATAAGTACTCGAGATTATTTTCAGATATAAGCTGTTTTAAGGTATTAGAAATTAATCTTGGTACATGTGCTGTAATATCAGCTGCATCTGTCACCAATGTATCAGGCTGAACGCTATACTCTCGAATAGCTGCATAACTTGATTGAGGTGCTACAAAGTATAATGTAGAACCTACAGCCACTGGTGGAACATTAGGATCAGCTGAATAAGCTGTAGTCGGGTCTAATACCGCATTCTCTGGGGTAAAAGCTTTTCCTCCTGAACCAAGTGTAAACTGTTCGTTATCACCTACGATTATTAAGCTCTCAGGGAATGGAGCTACATGCTGTAGCGTTACGTTGCGACTAGAACTAACTGGTGTATCAATAGGGTCATCATCTAACACCTCTTTAATGGTATTAGGGAAGAACCTAAATATATCATTGGTAGCGGATAAGACAACACCATCACCAGCAATAAAACCTAAACGATTCTTGAAGAAGAAAGCGTCTCTAATTGGTTTACCGATAAAGGATGGTAGAGGGCTTGAATCATTACTACCTGTTGTTCTATCTGCCCATTCTAATCTCTCTAACTCAAAGTAGATTTGATCAGGTGTACCTGTTGCTGTACCAGAAGCATCATCTTGTTTTCTAACAAACGCATGAGGCATAGTATTAGCATCTATCTCAAAGGCTTCCCCGGGTGCTGTTACCTCTGACCAACTCTTAGTATCTTCATCATATTCTAAGAAGTACTCTACATCATTATTATCCTCAATAACAATACGCACTATCTCACCATCAGCTGCAACTGGAGGTAAATCCTCAATCTTACATCCTGAAGGTTGACAAGCAGCCATTGTGGTATCTGCATAAGAGTCAGTAGCTGTTAATGTAAAAGAAGTACCATCATTCTTAACTATCTTTATTACAGCTTTAGATATCTCAGTTATGGTATACCCTGAAGGAGCGTTAGCTATAAAGTGATCTATAACACGCTCTGTATCATTATTAGAATCCTTAGGGTCCGTTATAGAGTTACCGCCCACGTTAATAGTACGTACTACCTGCTGAACACCATTCTTAACCCAAATGTATCCTGTGTCAACATTTATATCTGGTTTTATGTTGGCTGTCATAGCTGGTGTGACATTCTTATTACATACAAACGTATAATCTAAGATAGATGATAACTGTAAAGCTTCTGATGGTATAAAATTACTAGAAGCATCTACAGTCTCGAGATAAGCTTGAGCTGCTGCATCTTGAAATACTATAGGAAATTCATCACCATTAGTATCGTAAATCTTATTGTCTAAGGTCGATGCATCTCCTGCTATAACTAGTATATAAGAAGCATCTGCAGTATTATTAATAGCATGTACCAAGGAATCAGCTGAGAAAGATCCTGACTCTTCAGCGATAACCTCAGCAGGAGGTCTCATTTCCACCCCTCTAGATAATGTCATATTTGCATTAACTGCATCAGTGACCTGCGATGGTAGCCTAAGCTCGGGGCTTTGCTGTGAGATACCATTATATAAGGAGGCCTCAGTTGATTTAAATTTTGGCATAATTAATACCTATTAGTGTGGCGGTAGTTATTACGTCCTGCTCTAGCCATTAGGTATGGTACTTCTCCGTATAGGACAGACACATCACCTAAATGGTAAACATAACGTTGAAACTCCTGTTTAACTCTTCGTTCATCTGGTATAGAAAGCTGTGTAGCTTCAACATCACCCTTAACACGGGCAACGTATGCTCTACTAGCTTGAATTACAATATACTTCTTAACCAATAATGGTAATGAGTCGAAATCCCAGTTCCAAGTGACATCAGCTGTAAGTCCAGCTTTTGTACTAAATTCTTGAGCTTCTGTATCATATATTAATCCATCTCTCTCTACTAATCCATCATCAATAGGATCACATATAAGCGCTCCTGCTGGTACTTCTACAAAACCATCAATATCAGTTACATCATTTAGCTCATACTCATAGTCTGTATTACATGGTAGACCTTGGGAAAGAATAGATTGTCGTACATCATCTAATACTAATTGTGCAGACACGAAGTCAGGCTCAGTGCTTAAATCATTTAATGACTTCAAAGGTGGTATACCTATGTATGAAGCCATAATGTTTAGAGCAGTGAGAGTTGTAAGCGATTCATTACTTTCGATCGGCATCCATTCTCTCCTTTATGTCTTTCATTACTTCTGTAGAAGCTCGTATAGCTGTAATAACTTCTTCTTTTACCCAAGCTTCTAGTTCATCATATTTTCTCTTCTGGCATATAATTAGGTAGATGCAGAGGACGCACCAAATGCCTCCACCTTCAATTGCCATCTGATAAAGTGAATCCAACATCTCATTATCCTCCTACGAAAGGTATCTCCAGCTCGGAAGTATTTCCGTCTGAACCTTTCTGTATTAAGTTAATGGTGTTATCTTCTCCCTTAATTTCAATCACTACTGTCTTAGTCACACAAGAAGGTGTAAGTAGTACTAATAGTGTTAATAATAATCTACGCATAATACTACTCCTTAAGCTCTTGTTGCTATAATATATGAATCTAACTCTAATGTAACATTACCAGTAGTTGTATCGTTAGCTACTTCAAGACGCAATCTGTCATTGGCTTCTAAACTTGTTAAAACGTTGACTGGTACAAAAGCTACGTCACGTCCTCCTACAAGGCTTAGAACCTGTCTTCTAAGTGTACCTATAACAGTAGGCCAAGTAACTCCTCCATCAGTACTTTTAGTTATCCTAAGAGCTAACACCTCGTTTGGAGGACCTTCTATTACAAGATCACCTGATATCTGATAAGAACCATTGCCTGAAAGTAGTCTGAGCTCTCCATTACTAGGTGAATCAAAATGCGATTCAAGACCCAAAGTAAATGTACCTGCTACAACCTCAAAGACACTTATAGTATTTATAGTAGTAGTAGCTTCAGCGGTAACGGATAGTCTTCCTGTCTTGACTGTCTCAGTGATTCCTGTATTATTAGACCAAAGACTCTTAACTGAGGTATGATCTATGTTTGGCGAGTGATTAGGGTCTGAGGTATCAATTACGCCTGATCTAGTGATGTAGCATCCTGAAAGTATCAGAGATTCGTCATTAGTGATATTTGAGGGCGCAAAGTCGATCAAAGCACCAACCGCAGGTAAATCACAGTTAATATCTGTAATAAAGCGACCACCCATAGTGAAGCCTGATCCTGCTTTGAAAAGAGAGGTAATGTTGTTTAAACCACGTACTATAGAAGTAGTGATTCTGTAACCACCTACCCAAGGATTCCGTAATTCTAACTCAGGTGTTCCTCCGAATCTACCTGTACCTTCTTCAAGTACCTGCCTATAACCATCGAGGTAACCTAGAGAAGTACAGCCATTAAAGTTAACAGTTTTTATCTCTAAGGCATTAAAACCAGTAGCATCTGTTAAACCAAAAATAGACGATGAGGTCCCACTAGCAGTCAAACCTAAGTTTAACATAACTAAGTTACCTGAACCACCTACAGGTGAAGTAAACATTGTGTAACTTGTAGCTGAACTAGTCAATTGTGATACATCGAAAGAGGTGCCACGTAAGCTAAGACCTCCTGCTGGGACTTCTATTGACTGAGACCCCATATCAATAATACCATCAATGACATATACTTTGGTTGAATCTAATACTCCAGACAGTTGTGATGCAGTTTTCACTACTATTGTGTTATCTAACAGTTTAGCCTCAGCTGCAGTTAGTCTAGACTCTGCGTCAGTACTGTTGTTATCTATAGTGTTTTTTAAGGTATTAAATTCCGTTGCTGAAAATAGATCACCAGTAACTTTATTTCCTAGTCCTGTGTTTGATTGTGGCATTTAGGGCCTCCCTCTATTATTCAGCCTTTGGTTTAACCTGACGCTTAGCTTTTGGTTTATCTTCCTTTAAAAACTCTATGATATCTACACCAGCCTCATCAGCTGCTTCTCTAATAAGCGCCTCAGCTTCAGCAAGTGCAATCGACTGTTTTTCAAGTCTCTCTGCTTCACGTTTAGCTTTACTAGCAGCTTCAGCATCAGCTAGAGCTTTTAGGTGAGCTTTGTGTAGCTTCTTGCCTTCTGCAGAATCTAAAGCTACTAATTGTTTCTCATTTTTACGTATATACATATTTTTAAAATCCTAGCTAAAAAAAGGGGACAACCCAAAAAAGAGTCATCCCCGATTAAAATATTATGACTTAGTTAGAAAGTGTGTCTAACTCAAGTTCTACAAGACATTCTGGTCTCAAGAAGCCATGTCCAGCCATGTAATCAGCAGTAACTAACTGACCTTTGTATCTGGCTTGGTATGGATCTACTTCGATAGAAATATCAGAAGCCTTAACTGTAGCAACAGCATCCTGACAGATGATTACACCACGAGTCTTTTCAAGGTTAGCCTGATGGTAGAAGTGTTTACCAGTAGAGGCTGTTTGCGGTGAAGCAATGCTTGATAGGTCTGCGCTTGGTAGGTTATTGGTACCACGAATTTCGATACCGAATAGAGGTGGAAGCATTCCAGACTCAGAGTTACCAGAGTGGTAATCTTTGTTGAAAAGTGAGAATCCGTTAGATTCTACAGCTGAAAGCATTGCGTAGTAGTCTTCCCAACGAACGTATAGGACTTTCTTTCTACCAGCTTCAACATTCTTCTCTTTGAAAGCTTGAGCAGCCTGACGACATGCAGCACGGTAAGCATTCATTAGCTCAACATCATCTACAGCACCTGGACCTGCACCAGTATTCTTAAATTTATCATTAGTGATAACAAGACCATCTGCACCGTTTCCAGTAACGATAGAAGAAGCACGAGCTCCTAGTACAGCTTCTAGGAAGATGTTTTCTTCCATAGTGATACCTAGAGCTTCACCCATTTGCTTGGCGTAAGCTGCACGGTCATCAAAGTGCTGCATCCATCTGTCGATCTTTGGTGTAAATCTGTCAACAACCATCAAGTCATCAAGAGCGATTACTCTTTCAGCATTGTTAGTTGACTGACCCAATAGTTCAACACCCGGTACGTGGTATGAAGGATCGATTTTACCTGTGTAAGGGAACTGATACTCTTTACCTTCACGTAAAGTCTTTTCCCAAATTAGGCCTTTTGTGTCCATAACCTGAGGAAGCTTCTGTAGAACTTCTCCAGCAAATTTCTTAAGGAACAACGCACGGTTATTAGCGAGTGAACCACCTGCGCTGTTGATTTGACCTGAGCGGTCTGCATTAAAGTTAGCCATGTGACTAAACTCCTAGTTTAATTAAAGTTAAATGAATAGTATAATCAGACTTAGTGTCAACCTTGGCCTTTGGTTTCAACGTATTGTGTCTATTAAGAGTTATTCACTCAGTCAAGTTATTCGAATAACCTCAGGGACGTGACCTTTGGTTATTAGAGCTTGCGTTGTTCAAATCTCTATACTCTTGGTTTAACTTTTAGTTTAACTAGTAGTCTTCCTTCTTAGGGGGTACTATGAAATTTAGAGGGCCCGAAGACCCTCCCTTTAGCTAATCTATTTAAGCTGTCCTGAACGTTGCATCCAACGCATAGACTTAGCGTCAAACTCGCGGTCATACTTACCGCCTTTACCGTACTCAGGATGGTTCATAGCAGCGAACATCTCATTATCTGAGTGAAATTCGTCACCACCAACCAACGCATGACTAGCATTATTTTTCATAGTAACCGAAGGCTCTTTTCCTTCAGAAGCCTCAAACTGAGACTTAAGTATCTTCAACCCATCCTTATAGAAATGAGGGTTGTCTAGTTGAGCATTCAGTGCTTCAATCTGTTCTTGATTATAGTTAGCTTCAGCCCAATCTAGCATTTTATTATATGCTTCTTCTCCACCAGCTTCAGTGTAAACATTCTGGTCATGGGTTTGAATAGCTGTACCAACGTCAGCTTTTACATAAGCTTCCCATTGTTTAAGTGTCTCCATAGGTAGACCAGTCTTCTTCTGAACTGCATCCCATTGAGACTCAGCTAGTTGTCCACCCTGTTGCTGCCATAGATCTTGAAACCCCTCAACCGTTAGCTCAGAAACATCGATATCCTGAATTTCACCTTCTGGTTTATCTTCGGGTTCTGCTGCTGCTGCTTCTTCTTCTGCTTCTGTACCTTCTGGTTGAACCTCTGGCTCTTCAGCGGGTTTACTCTTCATCTTCTCGAGTTCCATGTAAGCCTTAGCGATGTCTTCCGCTGACTTACCTTCGAACTTATCTGGCATCTGAAACTGAGGTTCATCAGGAGAACCAGCATCTGCTTCATCAGCTGTAATTCTCAAACTCTCAGTCTGTTCTGGTAGATCGACTGATACGTCTTCTACTGGTGTGTCTAGTGTTATATTCTCTTTAGATACTTCCACTACTTATTTCCTCTTATTGTTGTGGTACCGCTGCTCCGCCTTGTTGCATCATATCCGCAGCTTGTTGTACACCCTCAGGGTTATCAATAGCTCCTTCAACTAGTTTAGGCATTGACGACGCTAAACCTTTGGATATTGCATCACCCATTGAGGTTTGAGCTTGTTGTTGAGCTGCAGCTTGTTGTTCTGCTGCCATCTGCTCTTGTGATTTTAGTACCTCTGATGAATCTAGTCCTACAGCATTGAATGTGAACTGTACTACTTTATCCATATCTAGACCCGGAATAGCTTGAGCTGCTGGTGCGATATTAGCTATAGCTGCTGCTGCCTTCATTAACTTCTCTAGATCAGTACCTCTGCCTAAACCTTCAAGACCAACAATGACCTTCGGTTCCATATCTTTGTTATTAACATCTGGGAAATCAACATTCTTGTCTTTCTTTAATCTGTCGATCTCTCTCATTAGAAGTGGTTTCTGGAGTGTAACTGCTAGTAAACTATAAGCTCCACCAAGGGCTGTCTCTAGTTCACTTGCCATTAGACGAATCTCTTCAGCAGTTGTCCTTTCGGAATCACGTACCTGTGTAATTAAGAAAGCTCTACTAATGGAATCTACTAGGCCATCAAAGGTATTCTGAGCGATTGACATATCACTACGCTTCCCAACTTCTGGGTATGCTAAATCCTCTGGTTCACCTACAACGAATCCACCGTTAGGTACTCTAGCTAAATCAATTGGTGTCATATTAGAGTTAGGTCTAATTATACCAAATGTCTTACTTGCTATAGCAGAATGTTCTTGGATAGCTCTGGCTGTACCTTCTAAGGCAATAAGATCACCGATGTATTCACCAGTATATGATCTACCATAATCTTCACCAGAATGTCCATTCCAACGAACAGGTAGCCACGCACTTGCTTCCTCAGGATACTTTGCGTCAGATCCTTCTAATTCTACTCCATGAATATACTTCATTTCATGGTACTTTCCATCTTCTAGATAAACTCTAGTATATAGATCGCACCTATCTGATTTCTCACTTGGGTTTTCAGGCTGACTACCAATCAGGGTAGACAAGTATTCTTCTACTTGCTCTTTCCATCTTGGTGGTAATTCTTCCTTAGATACACGTTCTTTAACTATTAATTCTAGAACTGTACCGCTGTGAGATCTTTTGACCACATAATTGTTTAGGTTATACCCAATAGGGCTCCCCTCTTTTGGTATGTGGATTAGGAAATCACCGACTATAATTAAATGTCTTAAACATTCAAATAGTACGGGTCTAAACGCATTGACCTCTAAATCACTCTGGACGATATTCTCCATAAGCGACATAGTGGATTCAATTTGATCTTTTACATTTTCTTCACTCTGTGCATTAATCTGCTGAACTATACCTTCAGGTAACTCAAACTTGAAAAATGGATTAGATACAGGGAAGAGAGTCAAAAGCAACTTGTTAGACAAATTGTTAACTGCTCTAGCTCCTACCGATTGGTACGGTGTAGGGATGAATGTTTCCTCAGTTGTATCTATATCAGGAAATACTGATGGTATAGTCAGAGCTGCTAAATCTCGGGCTCGCTCTAAGACTTGTTCCCTAACAGCAGCCAGACGATCGAATCGCCCAGCTATCTGATCTTTAGGTATTTTTGTAGCCTCAGAGATACCGCTAGAAACTGACATTGTT